GGGCCACGCCGCTCCTACCGCTCGCCGCGACATTGGACTTTGCCCGGCGTGCAAGCACTTCGTGGCCGGCGACGAGTCGAAGCGGCACTTCATTGTCGATCGGGCCGGTTTGGTTCACGGCGTCAATAAATTTCCGCCCGACCTGCCGAAGTGGCGGGCAACGAACAGGTCTGCGTCGGCCTGCCCGGCGATCGACTAATCAGCACCCGCCGACAAGCTCGTCGTGCTGCCGCAGGAACCTCTAATCCGGCCGAAGGGTACTCCCCAGCTCAGGGACTACCAGCGGGCCATAGTTGAGCGGATACAGACGGCAATTCAAGGCGGCCGCCGCCGTCTCCTGGTGCCGTTGGCGACCGGTGGGGGCAAGACGGTGATCGCGGCGGCGGTCGTCAATGACGCCGTGACTACCAACAAGCCGGTGCTGTTCCTGGTCCACCGACGTGAACTGGTCCAGCAGGCCAGCCACAAGCTCTACGACGTCGGCCTCGACCACGGCATCATCGCGGCCGACTTTCCGGCCCGACCTGACTCACCGGTTCAGGTCGCGTCGATCAGCACGCTGCACCGCAGGGCGGTGCGATCCTCCGCCATGGCGATGCCGGAGGCCGAGCTGCTCGTGGTCGACGAGGCTCATCACGCGCCCGCGCGTACCTGGGCGCGCATCATCAAGTCCTATCCGAATGCGGTCGTGCTCGGGCTGACAGCGACCCCCCTGCCGGGCCGACGGGCGGGGCCTCGGCACGATGTTCGAGGCGCTGATCGACTGCCCCAGCATCCGCGAGCTGATCGAACTGGGCTACCTGGTGCCGACCCGCGTGTTCGCGCCGACCAAGCCGGACCTCGAGGGCATCCGCACGGTCGCCGGCGACTTCGACGAAGAGCAGCTCGAGCAGCGCCTCGACAGGCCCGTTCTGGTCGGCGACATCGTCACCCATTGGCATCGCCTGGCCGCCGGGCTCCGGACCGTGGTGTTCGCCATTTCGCGCGCCCATGCCGTTCACCTGCGGGACGAATTTGCCCGTTCTGGGGTGGTCGCGAGCTACATCGACGGCGACACGCCGATGCAGGAGCGCGACCGGATCCTGGACCATCTCAACAGGGGCTCCGTCGAGGTGCTCGTCAATGTAGGCGTGCTGACCGAGGGCTGGGACCAGCCCGGGGTGCAGTGCATCGTGCTGGCGCGGCCAACGAAGAGCGTCGGGCTTTACCGCCAAATTGTCGGCCGCGGACTTCGGCCCGCCCCCGGCAAGGATCATCTGCTCGTGCTCGACCACGCCGGCGCCACCCACATGCACGGGCCGGTCGAGACCGACGTCATCTGGACGCTGTCCGACAAGGAGCGTGCCCGGCCGGCGCCGGCGGCGGGTGGAAGCGGTGCAGCTCGTCGGCTGGTCGATTGCCCGGAATGCTCGATGGTCTTCTGGCAGGCGCAGGCTTGCCCCAACTGCGGCTGGCGTCGGCGGGTCAAGCCGGATGCCGTAGAGGTCCAGGATGGCGACCTCGTGCTGCTCCAGGGTGGCAGGAGTCATAAGGGCGCTTGCACCGATCTGGACAAGCGAAACTACCATCGTCAACTCCTGGGCCTCCGGCATGAGCGTGGCTTCCAGCCCGGCTGGGTCGCCCATACGTACAGGAAGAGGTTCGAGGCCTGGCCGCCGGGCGGCTGGAGAGACGACGAACCCTTGCCGCCCAGCGCCGAGGTGCGCGCCTATGCGCGATCGCGGCTGATCGCCTACTACCGGCGGCGACCGAAGGCCGGTACCTCATGATCAGCACCGCCGACCGGGCGCGGGGTCACTGGCGCGAGGTCCTGCCGGCGCTCGGGGTCGAGGAGTGCTTCCTGACCGGCCGCCATGGGCCCTGCCCAATCTGCGGCGGCAAGGACCGCTTCCGCTTCACCGACAAGGAGGGCGACGGCTGGTACTTCTGTAACCAATGCGGCCCGGGATCCGGCATCCTCCTGCTGCGCCGGGTGCACGGCTGGGACTACGCAGAAGCGTGTCGTCAGGTCGACGACGTTTTGGGGACCGAACAGCGGCGCGCGTCGATCGAGAGACCAACGCGGACCGACGCCGCAAAGCTGGCGGCGACCCACAAACTGATCTCGGCGGCCACCGCACCGGAGATCGTCACGCGCTACCTGCAATCACGCGGCATCGCCGTGTCGTCGTCCGTGCTCCTCGGCCATGCCGACTGTCCCTACTTCGACAAGGACCGCCATCGGCGCAGCGTTTTCCCCGCCGTCGTCGCGCCGATCCTGGCGCCTGACGGCAAGCTGATCTGCGCCCATCGCATTTACTTGGCCGACGTCGAGCCGCGCAAGAAGAACACCGAGGTGGCCGGGACGCTAAAGGGCGCCGCGGTGCGCTTGCACGAGGTCGAGGACGAGATGGGCATCGGCGAGGGCATCGAGACCTGCCTCGCCGCGCACCAGCTCTTCGGCATCCCGATGTGGGCCGCGCTCACAGCCTACGGCGTCGAAACCTTCGAGCCGCCAGCGGGCATCCAGCGCGTGCACATCTTTGGCGACAACGACAGCAACTACACCGGCCAGCGGGCGGTGTACGCGCTTGCCCAGCGACTGGCCCGGACGATCGAGGTCTTGGTCAATATCCCGACGGATCCCGACACCGACTGGCTGGATATCCTGCAGCGGCGGGGTCAGCCATGATCAACGGCAGGGCACGAGTCGAGTCGGCCGGCGCGTTCGTCAAGCTAACGCGCGACGTTGTTGAACGAATGGCGGCTGCCCGCTTAAGCTTGGCTGCGCTCCGGCTAGTGCTGTTCCTCATCCGCGAACACCTTCGTCACGGCGGTCAAGAAAACGGGAGGCTCAAGGCGCCACACCGCCAGCTCGTTGCCTTCGGCATTAGTGCGGGCCTTGTGACCAGCGCCATTGAGGAAACGGAAAGAGCCGGCCTTCTTCGACGTCGTCGCGTCGGCGGTCGCCGCGCCACCCTGTTCGAGCTCACGTGGCTGCCGCGCTTGAAACATGCGGATGGTGATCTGGCGCCTCGTCGAAAGGCCGAACTGCTGACCAAGGCGAAAGCAAGACTGCCACCTCAGACGGAGGCAGATCGCAAAAATCTGCCACCTGATCCGGAGGCGCAACTGCCACCTGATCCGGAGGCAGACCCCTGAATCTGCCACCTCACAAGGAGGCAGATGGGGCAAAAAACTGCCACCTCAGACGAAGGCGCTATCTAGATATTCTTGTCAGGGAGGGTGTCTCTACACAGGAGATGTCTATAGCGCAGATGGAGGTGGCGCAGGCAGGTAGCAGATAAGTGAAGCAAGGAGCGCCATCATGACCTATTGGACGCCGAAGATGGTTGAAGCGCGACTGGCCGAAGCGGTTTCGGCTCTAGGACAACGGAGTTCTGGAGCAGCGAGCGCGCCGTGTCCTCTGTCGGCCGAGGGCGCGCTGCTCTGGTTCCTGTGGCTGGAGCCGGAGGACGCCGAGCTCCTGTGGATGCGGGTCGACAGCCGGCCGTGGAAGGAAATCTGCCGGCACTTCGGCGTCTCGCGGGCGACCGCCAATCGCCGGGTCGAATACGTGCTGTCGGTCCTGGCGCGGAAGCTCAACCACCAGCACTTACCAGCGACATGGTCTTGCCGATACCTGGTGGAACGCACGCGCGCAGTGTCAAGGGACGTCTAACGGGCGCTGTGCGTTTTGTGCGAGACACATTCGATGTTTACAACGTGACGCGTCGGACCGATTGATAGCCGGCGAGTCGGTGACGTCGATCATGCGCACACTCAAGCCTAGCATCGCGATGGCGAGCCTGCACACTGCCAAGCCGCCGCCAAAGAGGGCGGACCAGTTCTACTCGTCGTCAGCGTGGTTCGAAGTGCGTGATCGTGTTCGACGAGAAGCTCGAGGACGATGTGAGGCACCAGGATGCGGTCGAGCCGAGCGCAGGATGTTCGTTGACCATATCGTCGAGCTGAAGGACGGCGGAGCGCCACTGGACCGGTCGAACCTCTGGCTGCTGTGCGGCGCCTGCCACTCGCTGAAGACCGCCGCCGAGAGGACGAGGCGGACCGCTGAGCGCCCAAGGGGGGCGGTCGGTGTACGTTTCGGCTAAGGCGGCCAAAGCGCTCCTGGCCTCATGGAGAGAAAATTTTTCCCGTTCGCCAATCGCCACAGGGGCCGAAGGTGTGCGGGTAGCTAAAGGAGGCGCCATTGAGCCCCAGAGCGGCCGAAACGCTCCCCGTGGGCAAGAAAAGCGACCCTGTGCGCGCCGAGACTGGTCAGCCATGGCCCGCTGACGCGGTCGAACGGCGTCCGGTCGCCTCGCTAATCCCGTCGGCCCGCAATGCCCGCACGCATAGCCCTCAGCAGGTTGCCCAGCTCGCGGCTTCCATCCGCGAATGGGGCTGGACCACGCCGGTGCTGGTCGACGAGCAGAGCAATATCATTGCTGGCCATGGTCGGGTACTCGCCGCCCAGCACTTGGGTTTGGCGGAGATCCCAATCATGGTCGCGTCTGGCTGGACCGATGCGCAGAAGCGCGCCTACCTGCTGGCCGACAACCAGCTCGCGCTCAACGCGGGGTGGGACATGAACCTGCTGCGCGTCGAGCTTGGAGAGCTCCGGGACCTCGGCGCCGACCTGGCGCTGACCGGGTTCGGCGAGTTGGAGATCGCCTCGCTGCTCGGCACCACCGCGGTCGAAGCCGATCCCGATGAGGCTCCTGCGCCTTCTCCAGTCCCCGCGACGCGTCCCGGCGACGTGTGGGTCTGCGGCGACCATCGCGTCCTCTGTGGAGATGCGGCGATGCCGGACGATGTCGGAAGGGTCCTAGCCGGTGAGCCGGCCGGTATGTGCTTCACCGATCCGCCCTATGGCGTGAACTACGCGGACTCGGCCAAGGACAAGATGCGCGGCAAGCACCGGCCGATCCTGAACGACCTGCCAGGCAAGGGCTTCGAGGCGATGCTGCGCCTCGTCAGCGTGAACATCCTCGCCGTCACGAAGGGCGCGATCTACATCTGCATGTCGTCGTCCGAGCTGGACACCCTGCACCGCGCTTTCCGCGATGCTGGTGGTCGCTGGTCAACCTTCGTCATCTGGGCCAAGCATACGTTCACGCTTGGCCGCGCCGATTACCAGCGCCAGTACGAGCCCATCCTGTACGGTTGGAAGGAGGGCGGCGAACACTACTGGTGTGGTGATCGGAGCTTGGGAGATGTCTGGTTTTTTGATAAGCCGTCAAAGAACGAACTGCACCCGACGATGAAGCCGGTGGCGCTGGTGGACCGCGCCATCCGCAATTCCTCCCGCCCTAGTGACATCGTCCTCGATCCCTTCGGCGGCTCTGGCACCACCATGATCGCCGCGCAGCGGACGGGTCGGCGCGCGCGCCTGGTCGAGCTCGATCCGATCTACGTCGATGTGACTGTCGAGCGGTGGCAGGCCTACACCGGCACTGAGGCGATGCTGGAGGGTACCGGGCAGACATTTGCCGAAATGGCTGCTGCCAGACGTGCTGGCGTCCTGGCAGACGTTGGTGCCTCCGAAGGAGCAGCACCGTGATGGGTATCCGTGGTCGTCCTCCTCACGTCCCTACCAAGGAAACGCAGGATCTCGTTGAGAGCTTGAGCGGTTTTGGTATTCCCCAGGACGAGATTGCCAAGTTGATCGGGATCGACCCGAAGACCTTGCGGCTGCACTACGCCGAGCAGATCGAGCTTGGAGGTATCAAGGCAACGGCGAAGGTGGCGCAGAACTTGTTCAACATGGCGTGCAAGCCCAATCGGGAGGGCCTGCAGGCGGCGATCTTCTGGCTTCGGGTGCGGGCGCACTGGTCGGAGTATACGCCCCGGCCGCTACACCCCGAGCCATTGGGCAAGAAAGCGGCAGCCGAAGCTGAGGCGCTCACGGCGGGCGAGGGGACCGACTGGAGCCATCTGGTGAACTGATGGCTTGGGATCTGTCGGTTCCCGATTGGCGTGAGCGGATCCGGACTGGACGATCGCTGCTGCCGGCCCTGCCGGGCCTCGACCGGGCGCGAGCGGATCGTGCAATCGCGATCTTCAACAAGCTGCGGCTTCCCGATGTGCCCGGCACGCCTGCGCTGTCCGAAGCCGGCGCCGACTGGTTCCGGGAGATCGTCGGAGCGCTGCACGGATCGGTGCTGCCTGGCATGCGACAGCGCATGATCCGGGAGGTCTTCCTGCTGGCGCCCAAAAAGAGCTCCAAGACCACTTATGCGGCCGCGCTGATGGAGACGACGCTGCTGATGAACGAGCGTCCTCGAGCAGAATTCCTGTTGATCGCGCCGACAGTTTCCCTGGCGCATATCGCCTTCAGCCAGGCGCTGGGCATGATAGATAAGGACAGGGAGGGCTTCTTGCCCAAGCGCATGCATGTGCAGGAGCATCTCCGGAAGATCACCGACCGGCGGACCAAGGCGACCCTGGAGATCAAGGCATTTGATACCAGCGTCCTGACGGGGGTGAAGCCGGCCGGTGTCCTGATCGATGAGCTGCACGAGATCGCCAGGAACCCGGCAGCAGAGCGCATCCTCGGCCAGTTGCGCGGCGGCCTGCTTCCCAATCCCGAGGGCTTTCTCATGTTCATCACAACACAGTCGGACGAACCGCCCAGAGGCGCGTTCCGGGCGGAACTGGCAGTGGCACGAGGCATCCGCGATGGCCGATCGAGCGGGGCCATGCTGCCAGTTCTCTATGAGTTCCCGGAAGACATCGCCAATGACCGCGGCAATCCCCCAGCATGGCAAGACCCCAAGAACTGGTGGATGGTCACACCCAACCGCGACCGATCAGTGTCCATCGGTCGCCTCGAGGAGGACTGGGAAAAGGCGAAGCTCAAGGGACAAGGCGAGATCGTCCGCTGGGCGTCCCAACATCTCAACATCGAGATCGGTTTGGCCCTACGCTCCGATCGGTGGGTGGGTGCTGACTACTGGGAGCGGGCGGCAGACAGGTCTCTGACGTTGGACGGGCTACTGGACCGCAGCGAAGTTGTTGTGATGGGCATTGATGGAGGCGGTCTCGACGACTTGCTGGGCCTCGCGGTTCTAGGCCGGGAGAAGGGCTCGAGAAGGTGGCTTTTGTGGTCGCGTGCCTGGGCCCACATGTCGGTGCTTGAGCGCCGCAAGAGCGAGGTTTCAGCGCTCCGCGACTTCGAGTGCGCAGGCGAACTTGTCATCTGCGAGCGTCTTGGAGACGACATCGACGAGATTGCAGCATTGGCTCAGCATGTCGATGGGACGGGGTTGCTGCATGCTGTAGGTCTCGACCCCTTTGGAGTTGGAGCCGTCGTCGATGCGCTGGCCGACGTCGGCATTGAAGGCCAGGACAAAGTCGTCGGGATCACGCAGGGGTGGAAGCTATCTGGGGCCATCAAGGCAACGGAGCGGAAACTTGCGGACGGGACACTCCGTCACGCAGATCAGCGGTTGATGGACTGGGCGGTCGGCAATGCCCGTGTGGAACCGCGTGGCAACGCGATCACGATCACTAAGCAGGCATCCGGCAATGCAAAGATCGATCCGCTGATCGCGGCTTTCAATGCCGTGGCCCTTAT